ACTCATCCATGTCATTATCATAATCAAATTTTAATACGCCGTTTTCTAGATCTAGTTCATTGGCTTCCATTAGTTTTTTGATTAATTCGATAAAGAAATCCATGTCTACCTTAATTCAAAAAAAAATAAAAAGCTGAAAAAAATTGGGCGCGGTTTTGACCAAGCAACGATGTCATCTCGGTTTTGTCATTTGCGACATAAACATCGCACCAAATCTAGAGCCTTTACTCATTACTTTCTCCTTAAATTCTATTAGAGATAGTAACTACTTTTTACTGGATCTATGAAGATCTGACTTTAAGTCTTCTAGGGCTTTTTGAACCTTACTGATACCTTCAGATAGTTTATTACTGACATCTTCAGATATATTGAATCTAATGATAAAGTCGATTGAACTGTCGTGAAAAGAAATATTATTTAGCTTTTTTCTTTTTCTTTTGGATTTGTCTTTAAAGATACTAACATTATCGACTGACTTAGTGTAACCTTGCCAATCCTTATAAAAATCGGAAATTTTTTCGTTGTTATCCTCTTTTTCATTCATTGTCTAATAACTCCGTCCACTTATCGCCACATTCTCTACAATCTATATAGATGCACTTTTGCCCATTTTTTACTCCAGGCTTTGTTATAAAGTTTGGAGGAATCGGACAATCTGGGCAAGGTTCGATTGTCAACTTAATATCATGCATTTTTTATTTTATCCTTAATAGATTCAAACACTTCCGAACTTTCTCTTAGTTCAGTTAGTGCGTTTTCTCTGCCTTGCGCAAAAAGTTCACCTTCAAGATAAATCCATGCGCCTTTTTGCGTAAAGATTCCTTGATCCACAGCCACGTCAAAAACACATCCATACTCGTCTATTCCTTTACCGTAGAGAATATCAAATTCAGTCACCTTCATTGGGGGTGCCATCTTATTCTTAATAATCTTTGCCTTGGCAGTTATTCCAACAGCATTTCCAGCTTTGTCTTTGATATCTTCTTTCTTTCTAATATCAATTCGTACAGACGCAGCATATTTCAGTGCCATACCTCCAGGAGTTGTCTCTGGATTGCCAAACATAATGCCAATTTTATTTCTAATCTGATTAATAAATACAATAAGAGTTTTATGCTGATTTGCTGGACCAACTAGCTTACGCATTGCTTTGGCCATCATACGTGCTTGCAATCCCATTTGCTGAGATTCCATCTCTCCTTCAAGCTCTGCCTTAGGAATTAAAGATGCTACAGAGTCAACCACCACAACACCTATCTGTCCAGTGCCGATAAGTCTGTCAACTATCTCAAGAGCTTCTTCACCATGATCTGGCTGAGCCAACAAAAGCTCATCAAGGTTAATGCCAACTGCTTGCATATAAACTGGATCTAATGCGTGCTCGGCATCAACGTACAGACACTTCAATCCAAGCTTTTGTGCTTGAGCAACAACTGATAGTGCCAATGTAGATTTACCAGAAGACTCTGGTCCATAGACCTCAATAATTCGTCCTCTTGGAAGGCCGCCGATACCAAGTATTCTATCTAGAGATAGAGCTCCAGTTGAAACTGCTGGCCATGATTCAAACTCAGAAGAACCAAGTTTCATAACCGATCCAGAACCAAACTGCTTTTCTATTTGAGCAATTGCTAGCTCAAGTTGTTTTGATTCATCCATGCTACTATTTTACCACTTTTTTTTCATTTGACGTAATTCAGATTCTATTTTTTTGATTCTTTCAATTACTTCAGTTTTTATTCTTCTCATCAGCATTCGTGTTTGAAAATCGGATCCAAGGATCGCATGCGAAACTTTCTCTAACAGGTCATATAATTTTTTCAGTTCTTGTGTTTTACTTATTTCGTCCACTTTATCTTTCATGATATAATTGATGCCGAAGATAATAGCATATAAATGGAGATTTGACTAGTGAAAAAGAAATATATTGAAGCATATCCTGATTACGTTCGAGCAATAAAAATGTTGAAAAACAGAATTGAAACACCAGCAGATTTACTTAGGTACTGGGGATTTAGTGGTCCTTGTTTAGAACCACATCCAAAAATTGAAGATATTAATTCCTAGAACTTGACACAGGTTATATGACTTTGTGTATAATCTGTATACAGGGCACTAAACTGTAGTCCATACTGAATAATAAAATATACTAAAGTATATAATACTAATATATATATACACTGTCCTAACTTGATTTAATTCTTATTATTAAGTTACTATTGTTTTTGAAGGCAAAGGAGAGGACATGAGAATATATCAAATATATATGCCCGAACTTGCCGCGTATGTAAAGTTTAAGGTTCTAGAGCCAGAAGAGGTTCAAGAATTTTTATCAAAATACCGCAAGATAGAAAATAAATCAGAATTTGAAAAATTAAAAAAAGATGTTATAGAACATTTTGTTTTTAATCTAAAAAACGAAGTTTCAGATTCATTACGAATGATGTCCCGCAAAGCAGCAGAGACATGTATATCTGCTTTATATGCACGGGTGCATTATGCTAAATCCAGGTCTAGATTTAGATGGTTGGGTAAATATGGCATATGCTGGAGGTCTGGAAACAGACCCATTCTTATTTGATCAAGAAAACGATCTTGCCTCACAAAACTTTTTAGATACAATAAAAAAGTTTAAAAAGAACTTTCCAAAACTAGATGAAGATGATTTTCCATTTGGAGATGCTAAGACAACGAAAACAACTAAAACAAAACAGATCAATAAACAAAAATTTCTTGGTCTAGAAACTTATCTCAAAAATAATATTATTGGTCAAGAGCAAGCAATTCAAACTATAATTTCTGCCTTAAGAAGGTCTCAAGTTGGCTTAAGTGATGACAACAGACCTCTTGGAGTATTTTTATTTGCTGGGTCATCAGGCGTGGGTAAAACACATCTTGCCAATAGCTTACATAAGTATTTATTTGGTGGGGAATATCCAATGGTTAGAATAGACTGTGGAGAATTCCAACACAAACACGAAAACCAAAAACTTATTGGATCTCCTCCTGGTTACGTTGGCCATGATGAGGGTGGTCAACTAGTTAATTTTGTTAAGAAATTTCCGTCTACAGTTGTCTTGCTTGACGAAGTGGAAAAAGCTCACCCTGATTTATGGAATACATTTTTAAGAGTTTTTGATGATGGTATTTTAACTGACTCAAGAGGAGAGGTAGTAAATTTTAGGAATACTATTATTATCATGACTACCAATCTAGGAAATGATAAAACCTTTGATCATTTACTAGCTGGTGGAACTGGTTTTACAAAAGATGTAAACTATAAGAAAAAAACAAAAGTTATTCCCGATAGATCAATAGTTGAGAGAAATACTAATGATGCTGTCAAAAAGCATTTCAAACCAGAGTTTTTAAATAGAATTGATAAAATAGTTATATTTAATCATTTGTCAGAAGAAGATTGTATAAAAATAGCTCAGATAGAGATGTCTATCATTGCTGACAAACTCGGCAAAAGGGGATACTCAGTTCAGTATAATGAAAATGTTATACAGGCCCTGATAAATGAAGGTATTGATTCTGTAAAGGGAGCTAGAGGTCTGTCTCAAATAAGAAGAGAAAGAATAGAATCTAAACTTGCAGAAAAACTAATAAATACCTCAATGCCAAGAGGAACAATATTTGAAATAGATTATGAGAATGATTCATTTAAATTTAATTTTATCAAACCAGTTAAAAAACAAGCTTTAGCAAAAGAAATATAGTTACTATATCAACTAACAAATTTATATGGAGGACAAATGCCTAGTAGAGTTATGAGCGGTCTCAAATCGATGTATGGGTCGGTTGGAACAAGTGGCCTTATGCCGACCATTAGAAGTAGCGTTGGTTCTATTGGTTTTAAAAAAGGAGCAGCAGCAGCTGCAGGTGTTGTTGGAGCTGGTGCCATTATGAGAAGAAGATCTTCCGGAATGGACAAAACAGTTGGAAGACCAACTGGAATAAGGAACTACTAATATGCCAAGCCCTAGATTTGGATCGATTTCTAACTCAATGTATGGTAGCATTGGCGGTTTAGCTAATAGAATTCTTCGTGGAAGAAACATTCACCCATTATCTCAAGCATATGCATTATCCCCAGCAGCAAATTCAGCCAATATTAAAATGGGTAAAAGAGTCCTAGGAGTAGGAGCTGCCATGGGTGGACTGGGAATGGCCAATAGGCGTGGTCCAGTTGGTGGCTATAATCCACAAAGGCCAATTATGCAAGTACCAAGAAATGGTCAAGCAATTTAGGTATAAAAATGAGCAATTGGGAAACTTTTATAAATGAGTCTGGTGATTTCGAACTGCCCAACTTCTTGTACAGAACTATTAATGATTTAATGAAGCAGTCTTTAGATATGGGAACGCTACTGTCTAACGATCAACATAAGTTAAGAGCTTATAAAGAGCAAACAAAAAAGATGTTTAAAGCACGTTGGTATGAAATAGCAAAAGCTCTTGAATTTTTTAATATTATAGACCCTTGTGTCTGTTCTCTTTATGACAAAGAAACTTATTGTGACATATGCAAAGGTGCAAGATATACAATTAGTTCAACTCTTACTCCAGATCAGATGAAAGAAGTTGGAGTATTTATTAATGCAGCAAGCGGAGTTGAAATAATGCAGAAGCTTCAAAAAAGTTTAAGTGAGATACTGGCAGTACAATAGTGTGGAATGCCCAAGATGTGCCTACAGGCTGCAAAATGTAACTGAGTATGTGATTGAAGAAGATAAATTTATTTATGTAAGAGAATATTTCTGTTCTCACTGCAAAGGTGCAGTAGTGGAAAGTTTTGATGACATAGGTTTAGTTAGATCAGAGTGGATTGATTTCAATGTCTAATATAGAAAAAGCAGATGATAAAAACGGTTTTATGAAACAGTTTGAGTCTTTAAGACCAGACTTATTTTTTCCTGATCACTGGTCAGAAGAAGAAAAGCAAAAAGCTACAGAACTTGTAAGGCCCCAAAGAACTAGGAATGCGATGTTCTCATCGATTCCAATGAATTGTCAATCTGAAAAATGTATTTTTGCAGCTACATGTCCACTGTTAAAAGAAAATCTTGCTCCAAGAGGAAAACCGTGTCCAATAGAAATGTCAATGGTTTCTCAGTTTACAGCAGAATACTTAGAGCAACTTGATGTAAATCCAAATAATCTTGTTGAAGTTTCAATGGTAAGAGATCTGGTAGATCAAGAAGTTCAATATCTGCGTAAAACAAAACTCCTTGCTAAGGAGCATTTCATTCAGGAAAATATTATTGGAGTTGACCAAGAGGGTCAGCCAATTTTCAAAAAAGAATTACACTTAGCGGTTGAGTTAGAAGATAAACTGCATAAAAGAAGAAAAGATCTAAGAAATCAACTTCTTGCAACTAGAGAAGCAAAAGCAAAAGTTGGCCAAGTTCAACTTGATACAGCTCAAGCAATATCTGAGATTATTAATAAAGTTCAATCAATTGATATACAGAGAGAAAAAATTATTAAACAAAAACTTGGCACATATGAAATTGATGAATATATTGAATCTCAGGAAACGGAAAATGACAAAGACAAATTTTGAAAAGCTAACAAAAGCTTATCTGGATATGGGTATGGCAACTAATGAAACTGAAGCTAGAGCACGTATTCAAAAGAACTTTTCTGCAGCACTTAATCCATCGCAACATATAGCAAATCTAGATATTATTTCTCCTCGTTCAGAAGTAATGGATAACTTAGAAACATTGCATACTAGATATTTGCAACTTTTGCAGCAAGAATTAGATGAAGGAGTTGGATTAACTCAAGATAGAGTAAGATTATTAGGTATGGCTATGCAACAGCCAACTATGAATTTTAACCTAATATCTTCATATCAATCTAGAAAAGAATTACAAAATCAGTTTGAAAAAATGATAATGTTAACTGGATCAACTGGACAATCTGGTTCTGGAGGAACATTTGGAGTTCTTGGTTTTCCATCTGTTCCTATTCCATCTGGAAACCCAAGGAAAATGTCAGCCTTAATGATGACTCCAGGAAGTTCTCATCCTTTGGATATATTATTAAGCGGAAGAACATTTAACATGTCTCTTGATACTAAAAAAATTGAGATAGGATATTCTAGTATTCCAACACCAGATTATATGAGAGAACTAATGCAGCAAAGAACCAGTCCGCCACTTAAAGAAATCACAGAAAAACTTGCAAGAGGAGAAAGAGTAAAATACTTCTCTCTCGACATAGAAACTACTGGAGTAGGAACTGATGATATAGCTAGATCTCTTTCTGGTCAAATGTATGATTCTCATCTTCCTGGAACATCTGTAGCAACAAGTATTGCAGGAATGTCTGCTGATCCTTCTGGAAGAGTAGGATTTCATTTAATTGCTCCAGAAATGCAAAATCTAGTGGTAAGTAGATCAACTGGTCAAGGAACAAGACTAGGAACGGAAATAGCACGCAAAGAAGCTCGATCTTTGTTAACTGAAAACATTGACGACATATTTGATTTATCTGACCCACTACAAAGAAGACAAGCAGCAGATTCATATTTTAAGTTGTTTAATTTCATGGCGCAAGATGATGTTTATATTGTTGGAAATAATGTTGGAGCATTTGATATTCCAAAAGTTGTTCAAAGTATAGCTCAACTACAGGAATTCAGTGATATCGATGGCGCAGATGAATTAGTATCTAAAGTAATATCAAAATTAAACAATGGAAAAATTATTGATATGACGCAAATTTCTGGTCAATATTTGCAAGGTAAACTTATAGAAAGATTACGTCAATCTGGAATTGATCTCCAAGATACTGAGAGAGCAATAGATTTTGTGAGAACAAACTTACTTGCTCCAGAAACTATAGCTAAAGGAGGGCTTCTTGGAGAGGGTGTTAAACCAAGGTCAATGGAGAACCTTCTTTTGTCAACAAACATGTTGGAATTAATAAAAGATTCTGCAGATCAAGGAAACACTGAGGCCTCAAAGGTTATAGATGCTCTACAAAGAGGTACTCACATTTCCGAAATTGACCAATATTTTTCTGGAGAATTGCTTAGAAGAATTAATGATCAGAGCTTAGATCTCTTAGGTGCTGGACACGTACAGGACCCGATCCTTAGGGGTATTAGACAAACTATAGCAAGATCAGTTGCGCCTTTTTCTACTGCAAACATAGTAGATGTTAATCAAATGTCAGATAATTTATTAAGATTCATGATTAGTCCAAGTGGTAAAGGAACTCTTCAAGGAGTAAGAGTTTCATCTCAAGGCGGCGATGCAATGATTGCATTCAATGCAGAAACTGGCATGTATGAGGAAAGTTTTTTAAGAGGTTCTAAAGCAGGACAAGTATCTCCAATAAGAACACAACTTGCTGAGATGAAAATAAGAACTGTTCTACATCAAGAATTGACTGCATTACAACCTGGAGGATCAGCACCAGTTGATAGAATGTTGACATCCGGAATTAGTTATGCAGAAGCTTCTCAAATGAGAAGAATGTTAGATTATGTATCTACAACTTCAACAATAAGTCCCGTTGTTACTGCAAATGCTACATCTGTAACATCAAGAGTTCCATTTGTCAATGTATCAGCGTTAGATGCTACGCAACAAAAAGAATTCCTAGGATCTTTATTAACTACTAGACAAACTATTGGTTTTCCATATTTGGCAGAAAGACCTGAAATTATCTCAAGAGGAGACTTGGCACTCACTAGGTCAATGGCTGATAGATATGATCCAATTCCAGAAAATCTAGTTACTCAAGCTTTTAGATCACTTCATTCTGGTGGAGCTGGTCTTGGTTTCTTAGATCCATCAATGAGAGGAAGCTTTGTTGCAGCTTCTACTCTTACTTCTGAAATTCCTTTTACTGTTCCTAGAGATTCATTAGCAAGACCAGTAGTAGATGCAGTTGATGAAGTTTCTCAAACAACTACTCTTCCAACTCAAATTTTAAGAAGAGCAGGATTGATATCTCCTGGAGATATTCTGCCAACAGATGTTGAGAGAGTAAAATCGATGGCTTTGAGAGGACAAAAAATTGCAAGGCAAGCTTCTGAACTCGGAGTAGTATTTACTAGAGCTCAAGAAACCACAAGAATATTAACAACAGATAGCGAAGTCGTATCAAAGCCAATGATGTCTGCAAAGTTAACAGAAGAAATTAAAAGAATTAAAGGTGATACATTTTTTAGTGATATTGGTTTAGACAAGGCACATTTTTCTATTGTTGATGGAAAGGATAGAGTTAACTTGGTTCTTGGATCTGGACAAATGCAAAGGTCAAAAGCACAAGAATTAGCAGAAAGTATTGTTGAAGTTTGGAGACAAAACGCAGGCAAAACCACAGAAGAAATGGTTAAGTCAGGTCTTGCTGGAGATGAATTGGAAGCAATAGCGATTAAAAATATTCTTAAGTCATCTTCTTCTGGAACCATAGCAGATGCTGCTCAAATAAGCGCTGATGAACTTGTCGATAAACTTACAGACACATTTGTGAGAAGTGGTCCAGTTTCGGGATTCATAGAAGGAGCTCCAGCACAAGGTGTAACTGCACTCCTAAGAAGACTTGGAGGTTCCATAACTAACGATGTTGAACCTGTGAGAAGAGGGTTCTTATTTCAGGTTAATGAAATGGGAGAACAGTATAATGCTGTTACTGCTTCTATTAGTACAGCAGCTGAACAAGTTCTTGAAGCAGAAAATCCAGCGCTACATGCGGCAGCAAGATCACAGATGGTTGGTGGACAATACGAAACATTTTTATCCATTGTAAGAGAAGCCGAAGAAAATCCAGAATTTAGAAGAAATTTAGAAACTAACTTTTCTAGAGCAAGAGTAGATACTGGAATACGTGGTACATCTATATTTAGAAATAGAACTTTAAGAGATGAATCAATAGTTAACTTTATTACTAAACATAAGCCAAAAATGGCTGTTGCAGCACTAGGTGTAGCAGCTTTTAGTGCGGGTTACTATATAGCAAGAAGAAATAGAAAAAACGAAATGTTCAACGAGGTTATGAATCAGCAACCGTATGAAGATACTGGACTGGTTCAAGAAGCTAACGATGACATTCAAGCAGACAAACAAATTTATAGCGCAAGAAGAGATCCACTTGTTACTGCTGGAGTTGTCGGAAATTTAGATAGAAATAAAATTGGACACACAAAAATGGGCCCAAATAAATACGATTATTTATACGGAAGATAAAAATGGCAGTATTAGAAAATTTAGGAAAACTATTAGCAAGCTCTCGAAGTCTTAGTCAAGCTGCAAGGCAAGCAACCTCTAGTTCTGCTGGAACTGCCATTGGTAGAGCAATGTCTACTTTTACTGAATCTATACCAGGCTCACGAGGAAGAAGAATCGCTGTCGGAGCAGGACTTGGTGGATTAATGATGGCAGGCATGTATAAAGAAACTGCTCAGCCAACTATTAAAGCAGCAATGGATGTTGCATTCGATGATCCAAATGCAGATAGAGCAGTGCTTGGAACTGATTTAACTGGCAGCATATTGGCTGGAGGAACTCTTGATGGGCCAATTGGTGGCTTAGCAAGAGGCTCTAATCCATATAGATTTTATGGAGCACCCAATCCATTAAGGGCAGCAGTGGGATCTAGTGTTATTGGTGCTGGAGCAGGTGCTCTGTTAGGAGCTAAACTTCGGAAAAAAAACAGGATTAGGTGCAATGGTGGGTGGAGTTCTTGGTGGAATTACGGGAGTTTATGGATCAATCGATTTTGCTCGCAGGTCTGCACAAGAAAATCAACAAATCATTAGTCAGTCTCCTTTTTATAATTCTTCAATGTTAACAGCTGAAAGATTAAATGCTAGTGGAGATATAGTTTTAGGAGCGTATAATACAAGAAGAGGTGGATACTAATGCCAGCTGATGGTTCTTCTTACACTGTTGACCCATTAATGTCATCTCAAATGGCTCCAGAAGTTGAATTACCTTTGCCATTAAGAGCTCTAAGCGCAATGCCATCTGCAACTCAAATGGCAGCTGTAAACGCTAGTAAATATGCAAGCACCATGTTCAGAGGTGGTTATCTAGATGTCGCAGAAGGTGCATCTGGAATTAGATCTGCACTAGGAAGAAGAACAGGTGCATACGTTGGTAATGTCGCCCAAAATGCAGACGAGTTTGCATTAGGTAAAAGTATATTTGGAAAGTATGCTGCGAAAAAAATGAAACCTAGAGTAGCAGCTGTAGCAAATCCATTTAGATTTGACAGCGTTGCTAGATTAACAGGTATTGCAGGAGATAGATCAACACCCTATACTCCATTTCAGGGAGTATCATTTATACTTAATAAGCTTATGGGCGAAAAATCTTCAGGAAGAATTCCAGAAAGTATAAGGCATAGATTTAAAGCTGATTTAGAAGCAAATCCAGGTAAACCACTTTATGCTGGTGGAGTGTTAGGAAGACTAAATACATTCAATAAAGCTACAGCTTATGAATCTGCAGTTCAAAGAGCAGCAGATATAAGAACGAGAGTACCTCAAGAAGCAGCAAGAACTAGAGCACAAGCAAGAGCCGTTAGAAGAGGCGATGCTGCCGCAGCTAAGTTATCTAGACTAGATGAAAATATATTAAAAGTATCAAAACAATCTGCACAATTTGAAGCTACAGCTAAGTTTGCAAAATTATTTCCAGGTCAAAAAGACACAATTGGATTAACAGCTTCCTATGCAGACGACATCATGAGAGCAAGGGGTCTTACTAGCGTTGCAGATGTAGCGGGGATGGGCAGATTTGAAGCTATTGCCAGAATGACTGGCGGAGTGATGGGCGAAAATGTTTTTAAATTCTTGGGAGTTATGCAGGGAGCTGGACCAAAAGCTTCTGCTGAAACTCTTGCAAGAGTTGGCAAAGGCATTGCACAAGGTCTTGAAAAAACAAAGATGTCAGTTAATGCAGCAACTGGTGCTTTATTCTCCAGTGAAGCAGCAAGTATTATTAATCCTTTATCGACATATGCAGATGATGCCGCTGCTCTTTTAAAAACTGGGGATGTAAAATCAATCAGAGCTGCTACAAAATCTTTGGCAATTAAAGCTTATGGAGCTGGAGAAAAAGGTTTAGCAGCTAGGCTTGGTGGAACATATCTGTCTACATACGGCAAAGCTGCAGGAAAAGCATTCAGTGTTTATGGTTGGGCATCATTAGCTTATGATGTTGGAAAAGGTCTTGGAAAATTAATGATGGGAGGTGTAAATACTGGCAAAGATGCGCTAAAATCTTTTCAGGGCAGTATTAACAAGCCTTTATTTGGAGCAGGATTTAAAGACAATGAAGTAGCTGCAACTTCAAGGGCTAGAGGAGTTATGGCAATTCAAAACTCAAGACTTAACGCAAGATCAGTGTTGGGATCTGAAAGTTCAATGTTGGCAGCTCATTTTGGATAATTATGAATACATCTATTATTAATAAAACAAAAAAGTTTAGACAAGACTTAGAAAAGTTATCTAGAGAAGATTTATTAGAAATAATAAGAGCTCAAGATATTGAAGCTATTAAACAAATTAATAGAATTGAATGGGTGTTTGAAAATAAATTAAAACACCTTGCTTGGGCAGATGGATCAATTATAGATAATAGGCCTCTAACTAATAGAGAGTTATCTTTATTGGTTGATGAACCATTTGAATTAGACTTCGAACTTTTAGACATGCGGCATTTCTGCTGAACAACAAAGGCAAATACATGTAGCCAAAGATCCGTGTGTTTGGGCAAAACAATTTCTCGGTGCAGAAACAAGAGTATATCAAACTCTCATTTTAAGGGATCCTTCATTAAGAAAAGTTCTTAGAGCTGGTCGTCGTTTAGGTAAGACTTTTAGTATGGCAATTTATTTGCTGCATTACAGCTATACTCATAAAGATGGAAAATGTCTTGTTATTGCGCCAATGAAATCTCACGTAGAACTAATATATCAAGAGATACTTAGACTTGCTTCTAAAAATGAAATTGTAATGAACTCAATTATAAGAAAAGTTACATCTCCACAATTTATGATTCAATTCACAAATGGATCGACAATTAGATTCTTCACATCTGGTATGCGTTCTGGCGGAAAATCTGACGTTGCTAGAGGTCAAGAAGCACACGTAATTGTTCTTGATGAAATGGACTACATGCACGCTGACGATCTTGATGCACTATACGCAATGTTGCAGAAAACCGCAGAAGATCAATCCGATAAAGTTTTGATAGGCGCATCTACTCCAACAGGTAGAAGAGAAAGATTTTGGGAATGGTGCAGAAGCACAAGATTCAAGGAGTTCTGGTTTCCATCATATTGTAATCCATACTTTTCCAAAGATCAAGAAGACGAATTTAGAGAACAATATTCTGAGATAGGATATCGACATGAAATTGAAGCTGATTGGGGCGAAGATGCAGAAGGTGTATATCCCAGAAAGTATGTAGATAAAGCATTTATAGAACCATCATGGAACTATATACCAGAAATAACTTCTGCAAGAAGCTTTTTTGTTATGGGAGTTGACTGGGATAAATACGGAGCAGGAACAAATATAGTTATGCTAGAAGCTTGTTCTGATTCTTATGAAGAAGAAAGATTTAGAAATAGAGTTAGACTCGCATATAGACAAGAAATAGAGAAATCAGAATATACTTTGACTAAAGCTGTTTCTAGAATAGTTGAACTTAATGATATTTTTCAGCCAAAACACATTTATGTAGATAGAGGTTTTGGTGAGGTCCAAGTAGAGCTTCTTCATAAGTATGGAGTAGAAAATCCTATATCTGGACTCAAGAATAAAGTTAAGGGAGTCAGTTTTGCTGAGACTATTGATATTAGAGACCCATATACAAAACAAATAATAAAGAAAGAAATAAAACCATATATGGTTGATAATCTTCGTCAGTATTTGGAAAAAGAACTTTTACTAATTCCGGAAAAAGATGATGAGCTTTATATGCAGTTAATTTCCTATGTTGTAGTGAGAACAACTCAAACTGGAAGGCCAGTATTTGAAGCAGGAGGTTCTGCGCAAGACCATGCTCATGATGGTTTGATTCTTGCTCTTTTATCTATTACTGAAAACTATAATGATTTACACAAAGCAAAGTTTACAAATAAAACTAGCAGTTTCTCTAACACATTCTTTATGCCAGGAAGCAAAGAGTCAGATGATAAAGAAGACTCAACATCTGTTGAAAAAAGTAGAACAAAAAATTTATCTGTTAAAAAATCATTCAAAACAAGTTTTAATAGAAGAGCCAATGCTCCTCTAAAAAGGAAAGTATTTTAAGATATGGCTAACTATGGATTGGGTAGATCTAACGCAGTAGAAAATGTTTTTGCTGACCCATACTCTGATGTTTCTTCTCTTAACTCGGTTGAGAAAAGATCAACAGAATATAACAGAATAATTGGAAATGAAAACAAATATAATAATCACTTATCTCATTCTACGATATTAAATATTAGATCATATGTTTTTGAATGTGAGCAAATACTAAAAAAACTATCTATAGAGATAGATGACAATCTACATATGGTTAACATAAATCCATATGTAAACATAAATTTAGAGACTGCACATGGGGCTGTTTGGAAAGATGCAATTAAACATTCAAATCAAATTATAGATACAACTGCTCCAAATTTCATTTGTTATGAAGAATATCTTTTTGCAAATAAACATCAATGTAGAGCTTGTAGAGAATTTATAAAACAATATGAGTTAGCGATAGGACATACAAGTTATGGATATTTATTACATCTTAAAAAGGTTCTTGAGTATCTGCATAAAGAAGTTTTAATTATTAAAAATATTGTCACATATTATTTAGGGGAGGATTATAGGGATGAAACAGAAGGGGAGATTGCAAAACACCTCGCAGATTGGTCAAAGGCAGTTACGCACTATTCGAAACAATTTGCCGCAGAAATCACATCAAAATCAATATCTCTCCCCCAATCCGAATTGGATCAAATCTCTAAAAAGCAAGCCGCTCAATTTCAAGCATTTTTTTCGCTCAGAGTAAATTCTGTAGTATCTGAGATATTGTCAGTGTCAGCTCTAATTAAGAGAGACTCTGTCGACGTTGCTCCAGCATTTTATGACAACTACCTAATGCCAGCACTAACTTTTAAGTCTAAATTAGTAGAGCCATTAATGTTGGATATAAATACATCAAATCTTTCAAGAAACGCTCCGATGTTAGTCGGAGAAATGTTTATTGCAAGCAATGCGATTACCGGAAATTTGGGTTCAGTTACAACAGATTTAGTTGAAAGAAGAATAACTGTTGGTAAAAGATTGTCGGCTTTAGTAGAATTATTTAGATTAAATAGAAGATATATTAATTTTATTATAAACCTAGAAGAGAAAGGTTTCTCTAGAGTTAAGCCACTATCTTTTCCTATAAAAGAAGATGTAGATAAAATAACATCAATATTTGAGTTCATTGATGTAGATTCATCAAAGAGAGAAAGCCTAAGATCATCACATAATGATTTAGACGATTTAGATGGAGATCCTCATCCGCAATATATAAAAGCAAGTGGAGGAAAAATTACTGGAGACATATATATCGAAAGTGGAACTAAAATAGGTGGAATTGATTTTGTAAATCATAGTCATAATTTCCAAGATGGAAGTTCTCCGATTAGTGCCGACTCAATAGACTACTCTTCTGCTAGATCAAGTTATTACGAATCGACAAATGAAAAACCATATTCTAATATTGTTTTAACTGGATTTCAATCTACACTTAAAATAGGTGGAGTTCATGAATATTCTGCTGTATTTGAAATAGACATAGAAGATGATAAACTAAATGCTTACGATTTTGAAATATTATATAAAGAGTTATAATTATGAATTGGTTTAATTATTATACAGATGGAACATTGGCGACTTCTGTTACTCCTCCCGTGAGGAGGCTTATAGTATTTCCATCTTTGTCTGATAACCTTAAAGCAGGAGACTGGATTCATTGTCCTCTAACAGATCTTAATATAGGGCAATTATATTTTAATGTTGGTCAATCGATTAATGTTTCTTTTGATCAAGATGCTTTTATAGTTGTATATGAAACGGCTACAACAAAAACTCCTACTTATTCTTATATAGATTTAGAAGAAAATCTTTACTTCAAATCATTAACGGATGTAAGTTCTGGTTCAAGACCAGAAGGTGCGTATTACATTTATTACCATTCAGATAATGCTCAATACATTCAGTTATCTAGCGGAAACTATATAAGAACTGCAAATCCTGGTGGTTCAAATTATATGGGAACAACTTCTGGTTCAGGAGTCAATGTTGTTGATTACTATTCTCATTTAGTTAATAAAAATTCCAATATTCGCATTGCAAAACTTTCATATTTTGGAGATTCAGAAATATGGTCAGATGGCAAAACAAATAAGCCAGGAGCAAAAATTCTTGGAACATTTGACGGTCCACGATTAAAAATATTTGCAGACAAAGGTCCAGACAAAGGTCAAATAAACATAAAAATAATTAAGACGTCTGCCACATCATCTGGACAGTCTGTTGTGTATACACAAAAAAATATTGATATGTATTCTGTTAATCAAGTTTTAGATACAGAAATATTTAATATTAATCTCAAAACAAATTCATCCGTTATAAATTTAAATTCTTATGATGATTGTTATGGAACATTTTCTTTTGAGATAGAACTTTTATCTTCAAAAAATCAATCTTCAGGAAGTACAGAAATGTCTATAACGAAATATTCTTTTAGTAAAAATTATGACCTCTACTTTGACAAAGAACAAATAGACACAAGCATTGTGTTTACTTCAACGGGAGTTATCAGATAATGGCAAAGATCAAAAAGACAATTAGCGGACTAAACCCAGATTCCAACTATCTATTTACGCTAAAACCAAAGAATGTAGAAATTTCAGCATTAGATGAATTACCAGAAGCAATTAGAGTCAAGACTCCATCTGCAGTTGGAAATCCGTCTAATATTACTGGATTGACTTTGGCCGCAAACTTTGAAACAGTCATGTTTGCATTTGATCCAGTTAATGATATAGATCTAGATTACTTTGAGTATAGACTCTATGATAACTCTGCCGGTACAGGAACTTTGGTCAACCAAAAAACCGCAACAAATGGAGACCTAATTTCTGGTACAGCAAAAGCTAATGTTTTTACCGTGTCTGTTGAAAACTCAACTTCGTCTGTCAATACAGCATATTGGGGAACCGTAAGAACAGTAAGTACCGCAGGAACAAGGGGGGCTTGGGTTTATCCGTTGGTTGGTTCTGGCGATACTCCATTGATTCAAGATCAATATATAAATAATCTTACAGCATCTAAAATAACTTCAGGAACAATAGGTGCACATACAATTACATTAGCTGGAGCAACATCTATCATAAAGTCTTCAAATTATTCTACTGGATCTGAAGGGTGGAAGATAGATGGTGTTGGAAACGCTGAATTTAATCAGTTAACAATAAGATCTCAATTGGATATTGGTGGAGATGACACAAGTTCTTTTCATGTTGATATCGATGGAAACATGTGGCTGGGAGCTGCTGTAGCGAATAAAGCAACTGCTCCATTTAGAGTTTCAAATACCGGAAACTTCTTTGCTGGAACTGGAACAAAATTCATTCAATGGGATGGCGCAAATTTAACCACAACAGGTCAAGTCATAACAAATGCAACACAAACTGGTGGAACAATAGCAGGAATTAATGCCGGAACTAATAAGATATATATAGGAACTGGAAATTACGCTAATGCAGACACAGCATTTTATGTAGATTCTTCTGGAAATTTTTCTTTAAAAAATAAATTATATTGGAATGCAACTACAAATGAATTAGTCATTGATGGAACAGTAACAATAGGATCACGTACTGCATCTCAAGTTAATAGTTCAATTGATACAGCGCAAAATACTGCTAATGGAAAAGTTTCTCCTGGTGATGTAAAAAATAATTTAGGTGGAACAGGTGTAACCACAATATCAGGTGGAGTAATTACAACTGGAACAATTAATCTCAATAGCGTAAATGTTAATACTGGCACTTCAGGTGCTCGCCTTTCAATAGATTCTACTGGTATAAAAATATATAACACTGGTGGAGTAAACACAGTCGCACTTAATTCCGATGGATCTGCAGTATTTCAACGGTTCTTTACAAGGAGCAACAGGAACATTCCATGGATCAGTATTAATTGGTTCTGGTAATAGTGTATTTAAAGCTGATTCAAGTGGTATTTATTTAGGTGACCAAACGTTTAGTAACGCACCATTTCGTGTTAATATGTTGGGCAATCTAACTTCAACTGGTACGGCGACAATCGATGGTACGCTTAATGTTGGAGCAAATATGTCTGTTACTGGAGCAATGACAGCAAGGAACGTTACAGTTGAAAATGGTTTCACTTATAGATGGTCCCAAAATGTGCCACAAGTTACTTCTACAACTCCAAATTTAAGAACAGATTTCATTCAAGGCCAAAATGTATACAGGCTTGTTCAAATTACTTCTAGAAGAGAATTGAAAGATAATATTGAAGACATTGTTAGTGGATTAGATATAGTCAAAAAACTAAGACCAAGAAAATATAGAGCTAAGATAGGTGATCCAGATCCAGAGACTGGAGAGCTTTGGGTTATAGATCCTAATACTGGAAAAAGATGGACACAACAAGCTCTAGATATCCAATCTTTATCTAGATCATATGGTTTTGTAGTAGAAGAAGTAGAAGAAGTTAGTAAAGATCTTGTTGATTACCATCCAAAAAATACAAAAATAAAACCAGATCAACCAGGCGGTGCGTATGACATATCCGAATGGTATCCAACTATGTATAGATACGTCGATATAGTTGCTCTTTCTGTAAGGTCTATACAAGAATTATGTGCTAGAATAGAAGTCTTAGAATCCCAGTTAAATAATTAAAGGAGTGCGCGCAAGTGCAAGATCGAAACTTAGATATTAATTTAATAGTTCAGTCATTTCAAGAAAAAATTAATCAATTAATGACAGAAACCATTGTCAAAGATGCTACAATTAAGCAGTTAACAGCTCAGATTCAGTCAATGACTGAGTCCGCAAAAAATACAAGCAAAAAGGATAAGTAATGTCAGAAGAAACTGTTGAAAAAGTAGAAGAAAAAGAATTTACTATTAGTATCAAGATTACAAATTCAAATTTGTCTTATAAGAGCGATTTTTCTGAGCCAGAGACGGTGTTCTGGCTGGAGTCAATTAAGGGAATTATTATTAATAAGACATTCCAGGACGCTGAAGGCAAAAGCTGAATTTAAATAATTATAAACTGTACTATACAGAAATAATTCCTATTTAATTTTGGAGTGTAGCCTCTTATGCCATTGCGTCAATACCTTCCTTTCAGAAGGCTAGAACTTAGTGAAGCTGATTTTGTAGCAGCTCAACTTCCGCCAGAAAGAATAAGCTCTCTTGGTAAGGCCATGAGAATAGCTGCCCTTGCTCTAGGCTATAAAGGGACAAACTATTTTTATACTGGCAGAAGCAATTTTGAACCTTCGCCATATGATTTTGATCGCATTATTCAAGCAGTTGATACAGACTCATATGTCAAACAAGCTGTAGCAAAATACAAAGACTTATTTTGGAAGGAAGGTTGGCAGATTGTTGGAGAAAATCCAGAGGCTGTAGCTTATTTGTATCAAAGAATAGACTACATGGAAATGGCAATGAAAAGACCATTTCTAGATTTTCTTATTGATTTATCTGATCAGCTATTCAAATTTGCAAATGTTTTTATCGTAAAAGCAAGAGCAGATATGTCAGAGTATTTTCCAATAAAACTTGATGGAATCAATGGTGGTTTTCCTGTTGTTGGATATTATTTAATTCCAACAGAGCAAACTAGAATTCTGCGCGATAAGCACAATAGACCTAAATCATACCAACAGCAAACAGATCCTCTAACCTATGCTCCTACAGATAGGGATCCTGTATGGTCAGCTGACAGAATAATACATCTTTTCTTTGATAGAAAACCAGGAAGAGCTTTTGGTACGCCATTTCTATCAAATGTTTTAGATGACGTCATTGCTCTACGTCAGATGGAAGAAGACATTCAAAATCTAGTTCACAGAGAACTTTTTCCATTGTATAAATACAGAATTGGCACAGCAGATCAACCAGCTGAGCCAGAAGAAATTGATCAAGCAGCTGCTGAGATAGAAAACCTCAGAGCAGAAGGCGGATTAATTCTTCCATTTAGACATGACGTTGAAGTCGTCGGATCAGCAAATGAAGCACTAGATGCAAGTGCATATCTTGATCACTTTAAGGAAAGAGTTGCTATTGGTTTAGGTGTTTCTCCTCATCATTTGGGAATGAGCATGAATGGTGGAAATAGATCTGTAACAGAAAGATTAGACACTGCTCTTTACGATAAAATCAAGCATTTTCAAAAACAATTTGCTGAGATGGTAAGAGTAAATATTCTTAATGAATTGTTGTTTGAAGGCGGGTTTGATCCTCTTATTAATCCAATTACATCGGAAGTTTCAGACAGATGTTATTTCAAATTTAATGAGATTGACGTTGACACTCAAGTTAAGAAAGAAACACATATAATACAAAAATATGTTAACTCTCTTATTTCGATTGACGAAGCAAGAATTTT